CCGGGTGGCTGTCGCTGGCACCCATCAGCACGCGGTCCTGGGCGATCTGCTCCCATGCGCCGCCAAACAGGGCGGCGGGGCTGGCGGCATCGGTGCTCTGGTAGATGCTGCCCACGGGATACGCCGCTAAAGCGCTGTCCGCAGAAAGCGTGCCGTCCGCATCGACCGTCAGACCGCTGCCGACCTTGATTCCGCCAAGTGTTGTGGATGTGGCCGGGCGAATATTCAGATTCTTTAGGGCTTCACCCACGGCCTTTGCGTCAGCCGGAGCATTTTCTACCGTCAGCGTCTTATCGGTGCTTACGGTGGCGGCGGCACGATCGGCGGCATCTTCTGCTTTTTTCTGAGCAGCCTCCGCTCTGGTCTGGTGTTCCTGCGCAGCAGTTGCAGACGCTTTCGCATTTTTTTCGCTCTCCGCAGCATTTGAAGCGCTGCCTGCGGCAGCAGTAGCTTCCCGAACAGCCGTTCCGGCAGCATCTTGGGCAGTAGACACAGATCTCGATATTTCATCGAGTGCTTCACCCTGCTTTTTGCTTAGCTCTTGCAGGGATTCCGCTTTCTTTTCACCGATCGCGGAAAGCGCACCACTTTTTTCAGTGTTGATCTCGTCCGTCGCTTCAGATTTCGCCGTATTGATTGCATATACCGCGGTGTCTTTGGCGTCCTCGGTTTCCTGCTTTGCCTGGCTTGCCCTTTCGGCGCTGGATGCAGCTTCTTCGGCTTTTTGGGTGGCCGTGGCGGCAAACTGCTCCACATACTCCATGCCCTGTGCAATGTCCTCGCGCACTTCCACGCCAAGGACTGCTTTTCGGATGCCGTCGATGATATCTGCAAAAGTTTTTGTCACAGACGTTTCACCTCCGTTCGCTCTGTATAGATCGTGTCTGTCTCAAAGTTAAACGTATCCCACAGCCAGTCGTTGCCGAGATAAGCTGTCAGATTGTACTTGTACGGGTTGCAAACTGCAGTGATCGTCACCGCCGCTTTGTTTGCCTTCCGTTCAAAGTTTACTGTTGTGTGTCCGCGCCAAAAAAACGAATCCTCGCGGAATTTGAACCACACCCACTGGCCTTGCAAAAGCTTTTCGAGTCCTTTTTGGATGCCGTCATCCTCCGATTGAGGGCGAAAGCACGAAAACTTGACCGTAATTTTGCGGCTCTTGTAGTGCAGCTTGCCATCAATGGACCGGCTGAGGTCCAACGGACGACCGGCTCCTGGTACATTGACCAGCATCGAAAGCGTTTCCGCCTTGCCGATCTGGGGATAGGTCTTGTCAAAGAGTAGCCCGAACTTCTGCAGCAAAGAAATAGTGTTCCCGCCCACAAGGAGAAGAAAATCGTTAAAGCCGCTTTTTGCCGCAGCAGCTTCGGCCGCTTTGTAATCCACTCAATCCCTCCTTTTATGGCGTGCAGGCGGCAGAAATCTCCACCACCGCATAATGCTTGTCAGGCGTCATTTCGACCGTAAATTGGCCCTCATACTGCGTTTCTGGTGCATCAGATCGGTAAAACGCAAGCCACTGCCCCTGCAGATCGGTCTCCATCCGGCTGCGGATGTTCTCCCACTGCGACTTCGGGCGGAAACACTTGAAGCTCATGGACACTTTGCGCTGCTTAAAATGCACTTTGCTATCCAAAGCCTGCGTAAAATCAAGCACAATGTCGTACCCGGACGGGTACTCCTGCTCACCTTCCACGTCCGGTGCGCCCACGCTGAAGCCGTCCTTCGAAAGGAGAAGGCCGTATTCCTCCAGCAGAGACTTGAAGCCATCGCCCATCTGGACATAAAACTTTGGAATTTTGGCGTTTTCTGCAGCAGCTTTTTCAAGCGCCTTATAGTCGATCATTCTGCGCTTTCCTCCGTCTTTTCCGCCGGGCTATAGGTCAGCGTTTTGCCGTCCCAAAGATAGTCTGAGCCACCGTTGATATTTGACGGAAACTCGTCAAAAACAACGACGTTCTCCGGCAACGGGTGCGGGACGCCAGAAGCTACGGACCACACGCCGTTGTAAAGCCGGCCGTCCGAACAAATCTTGCACTGGTATACATACCCTTCTTTTTTCATGTCGGCACCTCACATAAACTCATAAAGCTCGCGGGGGATGCAAACCGCATCGTTTTTCGACCATCCGTCACCGCTCGGCGTCTGCAACTCAAAGCCCCACACGCCCACGACTGTTGCACCGCCATAACTGGATGTGCGCTCGTAACCATTGCCAAAAACAATTTTGTCTTTGTATACGGCGACGTCTCGCCGGTGCATGGTGTTCCACGGGTAAACGATCGAGTAGGTTTTTCCATTTACCGGGATAACCATTGATGTTGCACCGCCGCCGCCGCCGCTGGCAAGCCATGTGGAGCCCTTGTTGCTCTCAAACGTCAGCAGGACTGCAGAAACGCTGCTGAAGTCATGCGCAATCGTCTGTGCCGTAAAGCCGGAAAGGCCGTTTCCGGCGTCATCCAGCCAGGACAGCGCCACCGTTTTGTTGCGGATGCCGTGGAACGTGATGCTGCCGCTGTCAATCGTACAGCTGCCAACACCATCTGTGATGGAAATGCCGTCTGCCGTAATGACAACTTTTTTGTCCGCAAGAGTTTCGTGCCCGACCGTAAGGCCGTGCTGCGGGTCAAAGCTGATGAAGTTTGTAGCCGTTTTGGCTGCATCCGCAACGGCTTCGTCGTTCGACTTTTTGTAGTCCGTCAGGTCCTTCATCAGCTTTTCGGACGAGTTTGCGCTCGTGCTGGCCTGCTCCTCAAGCGCATTTGTGCGGCCGAGGTTTGCAACCTGTCGGTCAGTCAGCGTCCGCCGTGTCATGCCGAAGGAATACTCTTTTTTGTTCGGCTGGTCAAAAGGCTCCACCAGCTTTGTGCACAGCATGATCGCATCCACGCCGTGCGGCTCGCTGATAATATGTGCATAGCTGGCAAATGTAAGCCGGTCAAGCAGATCATCGCCAATGTTTGTATACCCTGCATCCACCAGGTCAACCGCTTTGACGGTGTAGCTTGTCACCATCGCGTAGTTTTGCTGCAGGTCCTGCACGCCAGAAGCAAAGGTTTCATTTTCGCTGTCCGTGTCCTGTTCGCGGATTTTGGCAATGATGCCAAATTTCTCCGCTGCGGCGTCGTTTTGTATCCACCCTTCCTTCAGGTTGTAAGAATACCCGGATGCCGGAAGATACTTTTTGATGGTCGCCGCGTCCGCGCCCATGATGCCGTAGCGCTCCTCATGCTTGTACTGGGAAGGGTCCTTCCACCAGAGCAGCTTGTAATACCACTTTGAGGTGTCCACAGTGTGCTTGTTGCCGATGGGGTAAATGCGGGTAAAAAGGTCGTTGGTATCCGTTTTTTCGGTAATGTCCAGCAGGTTCACGCCATACTGGATTTTTTGGTTTACAAGCCGCTGCGCTTCCACCGCCTGGTCGCAGTAGTTGAGCACGTTGTTTCCGGTTTCGGCCTTAAATGTGCAGTATGCATAACCGCCAAAGGTTTTGAGCACCATCTTGTCGATGATGTCCCAGATGCTGCCGTAGTCTTCGCCAACGCCGTATTTGTCGGCGTCTCCGAATTCTACGACAAGATCACCCAGCGCTGCCGTGACAGTGCCAAGTTCAAACTGCTTCATCTTTGCCGAAACCTGGCTGTTATGGGCCTCCACAAGGTGCTGCAGAAATTGCTTCAGTGTGCCGCGGTAGTTAAAAGGAGTAACGCAGCTGTCGTTAAAGTAGCTCAAAGCTCCCTCGCAGTAAACCACACGCCGGTTGTACCAGTCTGCCTCGTGGTTGAGGATGCGCCCGCGCCAAATCTCTTTGCCGTCCTGTTTTGCCACGACGACGGTAGACATTTTTTGCAGGTTATCGTACTGCGGATGGTCCCGGGGCATTGTAAAAGTAAGGCTGCCGCCCTTGCTCACCTCGCGGGTAAGCTTAGGCGACAGCACAAGCGCATGTGTGTTTCCGGGCTGGTAAATGAGCAGCTCATTCGTAGGCTCTCCATTGGGATAGCCGTAAATCTCGTACATCAATTACCCCTTTCTGCCAAGACAGACAGCTGCCCAAGCTGCGCATCCATGCCGGGTGCCATCTTGCCAACAAGTGTGCCATCGTCCAAAACGATCTGCTGGTTTGCCACGTCCGGCAAATACTGCTGGACAACTTCGGTCAGCCTTGCAAGCTGGTCCTGCATTTTGGTCTGGTAAGACAGCATTGTGGAGTTGTTCGGGTTAAACATGTACGGGTCGCTTCGGTAGTCGTAACCCGCAAAGGCGCGCTCGTTGCCGTACCAGTAGGCGTCCTGCAGGTCTTTGTAACCCAGCTTGCTCGAGGACGAGGAAGAACTGCTGCTGTCGCTCTTGTACTTTTTCCAAAGAGCGATGCCGAGTCCAACAGCACCGGCTACCACGGCCGCAATTGCCAGCGCAATGGGGTTTTCTGCCACAAATGCAACGACGTTTCCCAGCACGCCCATGATCTTGCTGCCAAAAGACACTAAGCCACTGCCAACATTCGCCAGCACACCGCCAGCGCCGCCAGTAGCGCCCAGCTTTTGCAGTGCTTCGGTAAGGCCGATCACTTTTGTGGTCACGCCGTCAACGCCTGCTTCCACGCCGCCGCCGGTAAAGATTTTCTCAAAAACGGTAAAGGCGTTTTTCAGGCCGCCGCCGGAGTATGCCTCATTGATGACTTCCAGCGCATTTTTTGCCCATTTGGAGATAGCCTCGCGCTGGTCCTGCGTCACTTCGCCCCAAAGCAGGTTGACAAAGTCCAGCCCGATCGCCGCCGCGTCGCCGTTTTTTGCGTCGGAGATAAAGCTTCGCAGGATGCCAAAAATGCCTTTGTTGGACTCAGAGGACGCACCGCTTAAATACTGGTCAATGCGGGTCTGAGTAGCTTTGACGCTCTTGTCAATGGCGGTTTCCGTCTCGGTGACTTTGTCCTGTACACCGTCGATGTAGGTAATGACCTTTGTGTAGGTCTGCGCCACGCCATCGACAATGTGCTCTCCGGTCTCGGTCTCGGTGCGCTTGACGTGCTCGCTGCCATCGGCGTATTTTTCGGTTGCTTCCTGGATTTTTGTTGTAATACCGTTAAAAGTCGTCTCCGAAATGGACGTCAGCGTGCCCAGCAGCGTTTTTGACATGTCGTCATAGGTCTTTGTGACCTTTGTGACCGTGCCGTTGACTTTGGTCTCAACTTTTTTATAAGTCGTGGCCACGCCGTTTACCATCTCCTTGCCGGTCTCGGTCGTGGTCGTAGTTACGCGGTCTTTGATTTTGCCCGCGCTGTCCTTGACCTTCTCGTTCAGAGTCTGGATGCTGGTGGTCACCGTGCCGAGGGCGTTCTGACTGGTAGTGGTGGCCGTGTGAGAGATGGACTCGATGACTTTTTCGGTTTTGGATTTTGTTTTTTTGGTGGAGCTTGTGCCTGTTGGGCTTGTTGTAATCGAGCTATCTGTTCCGTTTCCGTTTGCGGCCGCAATTTCTGCCTGACGTTCGGACCAGCTTTTGTTGCTGACACTTACTCCGTTTAAGGCGTTCTGTCTAAGGCGATCTCGGTTTTTCTGTCCGAGCTGGTCGTTTGCGTAATCTTCGTAGGTGTCATAATCTGCATAAGCGTTTTTCCCTAAAGCCTTATTCAGGTAGTAGCTTGCTTTATCCAGTGCACTAACTGCAGCGCTTCCGAGTTCGCCGAACTTTTTGATAACGGCACTTATTGGGTTGTCCAGCTCGAGGATCGCATCTCCAAGCCCTTTCCAGCCGTCGGTTTTATAAGCTTCTATGGCGGCAACAGTCATGGTGTTTAAATTTGACGTTACCATGCCGATTCCATCTGCCAAATCGCTTGTCATAAGGCCAGCGAGTTGCTTGACGTTGTCTTTCAGCGTGTTGGTTCGGCCATTTTGCGTCTGGCTCAGGTCGTCCATTGCGTTATAGTAGCGCCCGCCTTCTTCGGACGCAGCCTGCAGCGCTTCGGTCAGCAGATCATAGCTGATGGTCATTTTCTGCACTTCGGCGGTGCTTTTGCCTGTGTAATCGGCCAAAATGCCATAGACATTGATGCCTGCATAAGCAAACTGCTTGATATCGACCGCGGTGGCCTTGCCAGTGTTTGCGATCTGCTGCAGGTTCTGCGCCATGCGGTTCAGCTCATCGCTGCCGCCGCCGGTTGCTGCAACAGCGTCACCCAATGCATTGATCGTTTTTCGTGCATAGCTCGCATTTTCGCCTGCAGAAATCAGGTATTGGTTTGCTTTCGTCAGGGATTCGACATCAAATGGGGTTCGTGCAGCATCCGCCTGGATGTTTTCCATGACCTGCTGCGCTGCTTCTGCGCTGCCCAGCATGTTGGTCAAGCCGGTGGTGTATGTCTCAATCTGAGCGTTGTAATCAAGTCCGGCAGAAATAAAGCTTTTGGCCGCATTTAAAGCGACACTGGCCAGCTTTTGAAAAACGCCAGCCATAATTGTGCCCTGAGTAATTGCGCCAGAAAGAGATGATCCGGACGCCTTTTCTGTGGAACTGGCAAATCCTTCCATGCCGTTGTTTGCGGATTTTAGGGCGGTAGTAGTCGACTTGAGCTGCGCTTCGGCTTGTGCCAACATGGTTTTAAGATTTTTGGTCTCAGACGATGCCTTGCCGGTTTTGCCTACAGATTCGTTGTATCTCTTGGTCAGCTCAACAACCGCTTTTGCGGCTTTGCTATACTCGCTGGACAGCGTGGAAACCGTTTTCTTGGTTTCGGATTGCACATTTTGAATACTCTGCCGATAAGCACTATCATCCAGCCCAATAGTGGCTTCTAATTCAAAAAGTTTCAGGTTCCATCACCCCCATTCAGGCCATTTTTGATGTGTGCTATCACTTCTTCTGCGGACGGCTGCGGCGGCTGTGGACGGCTTTCCACGAGGTCGGCCACACGGTCATACCAGCGCTCTTGTGCACCTGCAAGCGCACTGAGTATGTCGGTCATGTAAGCTTGATAGCTGATTGCAAGCTGCTCATTCCGCGCCGCAATGCGGCAGTGCTGCAGGATGTACGGTTTGCCAATCAGATGCAGCATGTCCAGCCGGATGGTGGAAGTTAAACGTCGATATCCATCTGCGCCAACTTCACCAACGAGAACAAAAAATCCAGCACGTCCTTATCCTCCACGGTGGCGGTGATGACGCGCAGGGTCTTGAACGGCGTCATGGTTTCGGGCGTACCGTCCTCGTCCACGTCCGGCTCATACAGCAGGGGCAGCAGCTTTGCCGTGGTTTCTGCGTTGTCAAACAGGAGCGCCTTGCACATCGCCTTGATGTTTTTCTTGGCCTGTGCGGATTTCTTCTGCTCCAGCTCCTCTTTTGTCTCTTGCCCGGTCAGAACCGGCATGACCTTGCGCAGTTCTGCAACCTTGGATTTTTCCAGCAGGTCAGACACCGCGTCAGCGATGAGCCAGCAGCGCCGCAGGAACTCGGTCTCGTCCATCTGGTTCAGGGTTTTCATGTTATAGCCTCCTTACGCCGATCCTTTCGGGCTGTAATACCACTCCATGGGCACCACGTCACTGCCCAGACGGGGGCAGCCGGTCAGGGTGACTGCAATGTTTCCCTTTCCCTTGTCGGTCGTCTTCAGGGTCAAACCGCCGGTGGACAGTGCGTTCATCAGACGGACTGCAACCATACCGCCATCCAGCGTGTCTCCAACCCACCAGATGTCCTTAAAGTCGCCGGTGCCGGCGGCGGGGTCGAGAGTCATGCGGGGCGCGACCTTCTTGTCACTCACATCCGCAGCGCCCAGCGCCAGCTTGATAACGTCCGTTGTGACATTCAGGGCCGTAAAGGCCAGCGTGCAGTCGTAGTCCTCGATTTGCATCAGCTCTGCGGTGTTTTTCTGGGCGTTGTCCACGTCCGCGCCCAGATCGGTGAAGTTCGCCTTACATGTCGCGGTGATGCCGCCGGTCGTGGCAGTGATAATGTCTGCGTCCTGAACTTCGGTCTCGCCGGTTACATCAAACTTGTTGACCACGATGCCTGCGTTGAACTGCATGGATTCGAACGCTTTCTGCGAAATTTTGGAAAATTTTCTTGCCATATTGCTCCTTTACTCACGGTATAAACCGTGTGAGTTCAAAATTGAGGTATTCGCACAGATAGCCCTCGGGCGGGTTGTCGAGCGGCTGCGCCCACGGGCTGCCTTTGCGCAAAAGAATAGCGCCGCCCTCGCATTCGATGGTCAAACCATCTGCAAGGGCTGCGCTTATCTTGTCTTCGGTCTGTAAAATAGGCGTCCGGCCTTTGGCACTTGGGTACCAAAGCCGGGCGTGGAAGGTGCCGGACTCATTCCAGCCGCCGGGAATTGTCGGCTGATAGGTCAGATACGGCAGTTCTGCGCCGGGCGGAATGTTGTCTTCTAGATAGCCCGGGATGCCAAAGCCGTTGAAAAAAGCGTTCAGCGCCCGGTTGATGCTCTCAGACGGTCCCATTACGGCAGCACCGCCTTTTTGCACTTGACGGCCCGCAGGCCCATGCCGGATTCTTCCGGAGCTTTGCCCTCATCTGCCGCGCTGGTGATCTGGAAGGTCTGGCCGTCGCTCACCCGCTTGATGTAGTCCGGGAAGACCAGCGGTACGCCCGTGTTGACCAGCAGCGTATAGGTGGATGCTGTGTTAGCCTGCTCCGCCACCTGAGCTTCCACGGTGGTATCGTGGCGCTCTACGGCCTCAAATTCCGGGCCGTCCTGCCAGCCGGACACAAAGCCGCCGACGCCGTCCGGCTCATAGCTGCGGGTCTGGAAGCGGAATTTTTTTGTAAAGCCCTGCATCACGGTGGATGCAGTGAACGCGTTGACCATGTCACATCTTCCTCCACTGGTTGATTTCGGCGCGGAACTTGGTCTTGCCGTCTGCGGGCAGGCCGTCCGTGCCTGTAGCCATCGTGCCGGACCAGCCGCCGAATGACTGGGACACATACACGCCGCCGGACGGGAGCGCCTTGTCGTATGCGTCGATTTTTTCAGCCAGTGCCACAAAGGCAGGTGGCACCCGCATGGGCTGCACCGTCCCGGCGAAGGTCTCGGCGGTCAGATCGCCGTCCCCGGCCTTGTGTACGCCATCGTTGAAGATAGAGCCGCACACGAGGAAATACTGCCCCGGGACTACCCCGGCGGGAACGGTATCCGGCTCAAAGGCGAACTCCCCGGCAACGGGGTCGTCCGCCCGGTCAAAGAAATTGTGCGTGTAGACGCACAGCTCCGGTACAGTCATGGGGCGTCCTCCTTACAAAGGGGCGATCACTCGCCCGGGGTAATGGTCTCGACAGCGATACCATCCAGATACTCAGCAAACAGGGTCACGCCCATAATGGCGTAGCTCTCGGAGGTTGCAGTGCTGTAGTTTGCCTGAGTGTGGAAGCCGATGAGGTTGCTTGCCTCGCCTGCGGTCCGGTAGACCAGACCTGCGCGGGCAAACTCGCTATCCGCAGGATCCACATAGTACATGACGATGTTGTCTACCGGGGTGGCAATAACCTTTCCCTTCGCGATCTCACTGTCGGACAGCAGGAAGATGGTGTTGTAGCCCATGAAGTCCTTGATGTACTGGAAGCCGAACTGGTTCTGCACGGTGATATTGGCATTGCCCAGATAGTCGTACACGTCCATCACGTTGACAAAGCCAACAACGCCGGTCACGGTGCGATGCATGGTCTTGAACTTGTTCTCGACCGCGCCCTTGGCATGTGCCAGCGCCATCTGGAAGGTCTTGGGAGTGCCCTTCAGGGTGCCGGTGTTCAGGAACTTGTAGAACTTATCCGTTACCAGAGCGGTCAGGTCGTACAGGAACTCATCATCGGTCTTCTGCACGGCGACATCGTAGCCGTAATTCTGGATCGCCTCAAGGGTGACAGACTTGCCGTACTTGTCGATGGTGATCTTGCCGTACTCCTTCTCCTTGACGGTGTACTTGCTGAACGGGATCTCTTCGCCCTCGCCCACGGTGCCGCTCTGCAGGGTGCCCTGTGCATACTTGCTCTTGAGCACGGTGCCAGGCTGCATCCGGATAGGGCGCATGATGCCCAGAATGGTGCGCAGATGGTCCCAGTTGCGCTGGAAACGGGTCACAAAGTCGATTTCACGCGAGGCTACGGTGATATCGGTGGTCATGGTGATATTTTCTTTTGCTGCCATATGTTATTCCTTTCCGCCGCCTGTAAACAGGTCGACATTTGCTGCAATGGCCGCCTGGCGTTCGCCAGCGTCCTTGATCGCAAAAATTTGGTCTTTGGTCATTTTGGAGCCGGTATTGGTGGGCGGGGTGTCCACCTTTGCGCCGGTGGTTTTGGTGGTGGCGATCTTGCCGCCCCAAGTGGTTTTGATGCTGGAAAGCTGCTTTTCGGCGTCTTTTACCTTGCCATCGGCGTCCAGTTCCAGCCCGGCGGCGAACTCGTCGCCCTTCTTGGAGTCGTCGGCAATGTCGTCGATGTACTTTTCCAGCACGCCCGCCTGCTTGAGCAGCTGCTTAAATGCAGCGGTCTTGGCCGCCTTGCTGGCTGCTGCTGTCTGCTGGGCCTTGTAGTCGGTCAGCGCCTTTTCTGCGGCCTGCTTGCCGCCGTTGGCTGCGTCCCGGTCCTTCTCGGCCTGTGTGCGGGCTTCTTTTTCTGCATCCAGCTGGTCTTTGAGTTCGTCTGTCTCCTTGTGCAGGGCGTCCAGAATGGCTTTTGCCTTGTCATCGTTGGAGGTTTCGGGGTTCTCCAGAATCGTGCGGATGTCAGCTCTTTTGAGTGCCATGTGATAGTCCTTTCCGCCCTTGCTCGGGCTGCCATGCTTGGCAATAAGGTTTATTTGCCGGACGTGCTGCCGGCGTGGTGCCGCTTGCAGGAGTCGAACCCGCGTCCGCTGTTTACAAATCAGCAGCTCTACCATTGAGCGAAAACGGCATAAAAAAGCGGCTGACGCTGTGCGCCAACCGCTAGGTATTAAATTTCAACACGAGAACTTAAGTTGTAATCTCCAGCCCATTCAACAACGATTTTGATATGCGCATGGCTCATGCCAGCAGACTTGCGAAGCAAATCAAGCTCTTCTTTGGCAATTTTTGCTTGAACCCAAAAACCCTCCTTGCTTATTTTTTGCAGTTTTGCTCTCTCTGCGTTCCTTGCGCCTCTTCTTCGCAATTCTTCTAGGAGCCCTTCATAAAGCCCCCAAAGCCATTGAGCCTCTTCTATCAGCTCTTCGTTGGAAAGCTCTTCTCTAGGTTTCTGTTCAACTTTGTCTTTGACGAACATATGCAAAAAAGTGTCTTTGAAAGAAATTCCCATGCTTAAACCTCCTTGTTTCCTTCTTGCACCGCGATCTCTCGCAGCTCGTCAATGTGCTCCTCCACCGCCGGGCGGAGGAACGGGCGGGCTTTCATGCCCCGGGTAAAGTGCCATTTGCCGTTGAAGTCTTGCCAGACCCACGGTGTTTTGCGTCCGTTGCCCTTCTCAGCAAAGATGCCCGTGCCCAGCTCCACAAGCAGGCTGTAAAACAGGTCGCTGCCGATGGTCACGGCCTTTTTGGCAAGGTCGAGGACAAAGGTCAGGCTCTGCTTGAGCGCTCCGCCCACGTAGCCCTCAATGCCCGTACTGTCTGCCGTGCCGGTAGGCACAAGCAGCTGTGCGTAGTCCTGCACCTTCATGCCCCAGAGGGTCAGCACCCGCTCTGCCCATGAGTCCAGAGCCTCAAGCAGCCGCGGGGTGTTGTCGGTGAATTTGATGTCGTAGTTAAATTTCATGGCATTTAATTGTCCATTGCTAGATCGTGTTCCAGCCAAAAAAAGTGCTCTGCAAATCGAGGATCATCTTCGGGGTGGTCTCGATATTTCAAAAGGTTACGTCCACAAACCGGGCAGAAGTTGGGATACCAAGTAACGTCGTAGATACCTTTGGCTTTCAGATAAATTTTATAGTCTTCATCGCACCCGATGTGTAGCTGTGCCCCCTCATCGCCAACCAGTTCTTTTTCATTTTCTTCGCCCGGCCGGATCATTTCGCAATATTCGCAATCGTGCATCTAGCTCACCTCTTTTTCTTGCGCCAAACCTCCACAAATGCTTTTGCGTCGCTTAGCTTTGACGCGCCTCCAATTTGTTTTGAACCGTCATAGATGCGGAAAGCGCCGCTAGAACCACGGATTTTATAGCTTCCAGCGCTGATTTCTTTTGACATATACCCGCCGTCAGCCGTGTAACCGCCCTTGTTGGTGGTTTTCCATTTCAGGGTGTTGCCACTTTTTGTGACTGCTGCTTTTGCTGATTTTGAAAGCTGGCTTTGAGTTTTCCCTGTGCCGGAAACCTGTTTTTTGGCTTTTTGAAGCTCGGAGAGTCGGTTTTGTGCGGATTGTTTTTTGTCGTAAGCAGACGTGAAAGAAACGGCCTTATCGACAACTCTGTCCATTCTCTCAAATTGTGTGCGCTTTTGAGATTCGGACATGGCCTTGTCGTAGCTTCCGATTTTCTTTTTGGTTCTGGCGATTTCCTTATTCAACTGGGCTTCGTTCATATTCTCGATATTTCGGGCGTTAGTTGCGACCTCGCCCGCTCTTGCGGAACTCCCTGAACCTCTTTTACTCACGGTAGTGCCTCCTCTCGTATTGAAATGGCTTGAACTTGGTCATAGCCCATCAAAATTTCATAGCTATTTCTTACGCTTCCACGATTTTGTAGCGCCGTCCCAAGAAAGGCCGTGTTCTTTCGCTTCTGCTCGCATACTGTAAGTCTGGCCGCTGATAGACTGCACCTTGTCCCAGTTGATGCCGAAAGACTTTCCATCAACAGCGCCCGCCTGAACATTGTATGTCAGATAGTTGGTTTTGTTGGTTTTTGCGGTCTTTTCTTTTGCGTCTGGCTGTGCATACTCGAATGTTAAGTTGCCCTTTCCGTCCGTGGTAGCCTCCAGTACCTCTGTATCATACCGTCCACGTTGCCACCCACGGCCCTCAATGTAGCGGGCCTCTATCGTTCTTTTTGCGCCGCCTGCAATGGCACCATCTTTGCTACCGCCCATGCGGGTGCTGCCGGAGCCGCTACCTCTTTTGCTCATATCGATACTCCTTGCGTTCAAATTCAAACGGCTTGATTTTGGTTACGTTCCAGTCAAATTCTGCCGGGCACTTGCCGTACCACAAAATACCGCTCGGTTGCAGCACTTCCAGCGCCTTTCTGCAGTGTTTGGCAAAGCACTCTGCTTCGTATGGGTCAGATTGTGTGCCGTGGCTCGAAATGCTCACAATGGCGTTTCTTGGCTCACCGTCAAAGCACCAGTCATAGCTTTGCTCACCGCACCAGCAGAGCGTTGGAATAACGTGGATGCCGTGCGCCTGCCAGTAGGCAGCCAGCCAGTGCTTTTTGTAGTGCATGAAAAGCTGCACAGCAAGCGGCATATCGCTGTAAAGTGAAAAATCCGGCGAACATACCGCGCCGAACTGCTGCAAAAGGGAAATGTATTTGTCAGGGTTGTTCCAGAACCGTTCAAACTGGTAATCGTCCTTGTAAAAATGTACGCCCTTTGTAGCCTTGTCTTTGGCTGTCAGCGCATAATTGACCGGGATCCATTCCAGCTTGTCAATGCGGATGTCCGTTTCCGGCTTGATTTCAGGGATGCCATACTTGCCCACGCCCGGAAAAATCAGCTTCTCGGTGTTTTCCATCGGCAGAATCACGGTTTATTCCCCTTTCTCAAGCCTTACTTTTTCTTCTTTTTCCTCGAAACAAAGCCAATCCATGCGCCACCTTGCTCGACTGTCACGCCAAACGGCTTTTGCGTAAGCTGCATCAACTTTGTACGGTCACTCGAAGTCATGCCTTTCAGGTCAAACGCAACTTTGGGGCCGCTCTTATCCCAATATGTCGTATGGGATGGAGATGAACCATCTCCGCTTCTGTATTTGTTTAGGTCAACGCCAACTTGCTCTTTCACGAAAGATACAACGTCATTATGCGTTTTCTTGTATCTTGAGCTATCCACAACAACAGCCGCTTTCTTCGCCTCTGCTGCTGCAATTTTGCTGTAATCCGTCACCCATTTCCCATTTACAAAAGATTCAAACTCATGTTCGTTTGCGGTTCCACCGTTGCTCGCCCTTGTAGAACTACCAGAGCCACGTTTACTCATTCTTTGCGTTCTCCTTTCTGCGTTTTCGCTCTTTTGCCCACCACATTTGCTCTTTTTCCTTGCCGCCCTTGGATTTATACCACTCGGTGTAGTCCGTGACGGGGGCGGTCTCTTTGGTCACATTGTCCCGCTGCATGGCGTTCTGTCGGGGATACTTGCCCAGTGCAGAGGACAGCACACAGCGGCAGTGGTAAACCATCTCCGGCGCTGCGTTGGGGTCGCCGGGGCGCTGAATCTCGTAACCCATGACCTTGAACGGTTCGTCAAGCTCTGCCGTCTGCTGGTCAAGCAGGCGGTGCATCTCACGGGTGTGGTAGTCGTGGGTGGAGTTCCACCGCTTTTTGACCTCGATGCCCAAAGCCTGGGCGTTTCGCATCTGCTGCAATGCCCCGGCATTCTGGGCGCTGGTAAGAGCTGTGATGGCGTTGTTCATGGCCCAGTGGATCTCTGTGTCTGCCATGCCGTTGACGGCCTGCACGGCGATGTCGTGGACGCTCTTGCCCTGCACGATGCCCTGCATGACATAGCGGTTGAACACCCGAGCGTCATAGGTGCGGTTGCTCTCGCTCTTGATGCGCTTGTTGGGCACCATGCGGGGGTTTTCCTTCAGCAGGAGCTTGACCGCTTCGGTGTTGTACAGGGTCAGCCCGAACGTCACGCCTGCGGCCTGTTCCAGCTCGTAAAAAGCCCAGTTTGCGCCAAAGGAAAAGATGTTGTATTGCTCATCCCGGGCCAGCTTGTAGGCCGTCTCTTGGGCTGTGGTGCAGGTCTTGGTAATGCCGTCCAGCTTCTGGCGCATCAAATCGGACTGAAAGACCTGATTTTGCAGCCAGATGCGGTAATCCTCTTCGGTGATTTTGCCTGCATCCAGTTGCGCCCGCTTGCGCTCGTCCAGTGCTTTGTACTTGGCTAAAAACTCGGTCAGCTGCTCCTGCATCTCCCGGCGGGCAGTGCCGTACACCCGCAGGATACGGCGGCGCAGGCGGTTCAGCTGGCGGGTAGAGATGCGGTCACGGTCGTTCATTGTTTTCCCCGGCGGGTCCCCATTTGATGTTTCCGAGTTCGTCAACGCCTACTGCGCGGACTTTTGGCTTGTCCCAATCAATCGTGGTCGGCTGCATCAATTCGACTGCATTTGCAAACCGCTCCAAAAGTTTCCTGTCGTTTTCGTCCAGCTCAATAACAAACTTGCCGATGATGTTTTCAGCCATCGTCTTCGTCCTCCTAGTCCACGGTCTCCCGTGTTGCGCTCTCAGCCATCAGCGCGGCCTTGGCCTGCTCCTTTTGTTCCGGGGTCAGGTTGGGCAGCAGGTCAATGGCCATGTCCTGCCCGATGATTGCCGCCTCGGAAATCACCATGCTGACCTGTTCGGCGGTGTTGGTAATCTTGCTGCGGTTGAATGCCGGCATAGCGTTTTCAAAGCCAGCCAGTGCGCAAATCTGCCGTATGAACGGCTTGACCTGAGCCTCGAAGTCGTCCGCGTTCTGGTTCAGAGGTTCATAGGCTGCATCCAGATGGTCGTTGGTGCTGTCCGCGCTCACGCAATGCACGTCCAGCCCGCCGAAATCCTCATAAACCCGAGTGTGGAGCAGCTCCAACAGAGCCTGCCGGGCCGTCACGGGAATCTCTGTGGTGTAGGGGGTGATCTTGCCGCCCTCGCTGGTGTCTGCACCTGCAATGTGGTACAGATTCAGCTTGACAAGGAACTCCTGCAGCTCGTCATCCGTCATGCCGTTGAAGTTCTCGCACAGCCAGTAGATCTGCGAAAAGTCCTGCAAGTCATTACAGAAGCCGGACATCACCAGATCGGTGTTGTCAATGTAGGCTTTCAGCCCCACAAGGGTGCTCTGGTGCAGGTCGGAGCCCCACAGCGGCACAATGGGAAGAGCGCTGTAGTTTTCGCCCTCCACGCTTTCCAGCCCGCCGCCGGGGGTGGTGACGGTCACGCTCTTGTATGCCTGCTTTGGCGTTGTCTCCTGCATCACATTGCCGATTTTGCTTTCCGTGTACTCAGTGAAGCCGTCCAGCTCGTACAGGATATAGTGCATATCCGTGTCCGGGTTCAGCCGCCAGAAGCGCACACCCGCCTGCAAAAGGCTTGTCTTTTCATCGTACAGGGGCGCAAACTCGGTCAGCTTGAAAACCACCAGATGGTCGTTGTTCCAGAATCCGAAGCTCTCGCCGTGGATCAGGGCGAAATATCCAGCCTTCTGGATCTGCTCGTCAAAGCTCTGCCCCAGCCTGTCCTTGTCCACGCCGTCGTCCGCAAAGACCACGCCGTTGCCGAGGGAGTACGTGGCTCTCTGCTTGTTGAGCCGCCGGAAAAGATTGCTCTTGACCATATCGGGGCGTGGGATGTCCTGGTTGGTGTTTTTGGACAGGCGTTGCAGCATCAAAGCGTAAGCCTTTGCGAAGCGTTCAGCGCCCGGGTTTTTCTGGGCATCGTACAAATCGGCGTCCAGCGCCATATTGTAAGGCTCAGAATTGCAGTGCTGCTGCACGAACCGCCGGATGAAATCAGGCTGCTCCCCGGCGGCTTGCGCCTGCTGGAAGGTCTGGAATGTGTATACAGTGCTCAAAATCAATCCCTCAGTTTTACAAGGCGCTTTGTGCGCACGAAATAGCGGATGGCGTCCATGCAGTGGTCGTTGACCTTCAGCACGGTGTCGTCTTTGTCCGGGTCCCAAGCGTACACGCCGAACTCTTCCAGCGTGTGCTTGCAGTCTTTGTAAATCTTCAGCCGCCCGGTCTGCAGCATGGTCTGCACGTCCAGAATGCCGCTCAGGACGTCGTTGTTTGCGGGGGTCTGAGTAAAGCCGTTCTTGCGCAGCTCTGTAATCAGGGGCAGGGCAGAGGGGTCAACGATGATCCTCTCCGGCTTGAGACCATTCAGCCACGTCTTGAGATCTGTTACGTACTCGCCCACGGTCTTTTGCCGCTTCTGTTCGCGGCCGCTGTAGTAGTACTCCCGGGTGACGATCCAGCAGTCTGCATCTGCCTGCTTCTGGAACAGCAAAAAAACCGTTGCGTTCTGGGTGCCAAAGTCGCACGCCACATAGGCGCTCTTTGGTGACAGCTCCGGCAGCTCATCAACGACGTGCTTCTTGCGGTCGAACATGTCATAAACAAGACCCTCGGCCACCGTCCACAGGCCCAGAATGAAACGCTGATAAAAAACGCCGCTGTACTGGCTGCGGTATCTGGCCTTGATGTCCTCGGAAAGTGACAGGTTGTCGTCCATCGTGAAATGGAGATACATCACCTTTCGGGAACGGCATTTCCGCACCCACTCGAGATAAAACCAGTGCTGTGGGCTGCCCGGGTTGCAGTTGAACCAGAACTTTGACCCGGTGACAGAGCAACGGGCTGTGGCCTGATTGACGAAGCTCTGGGGCATCAGAGCCACCTCGTCGAAGAATACCCCGGCAAGGGTGATGCCCTGGATCAGATCCTGGCTGCTCTCGTCCTTGCCGCCGAAAAAGTAAAATTCGTTGATTCTGCCGCCCTTGCTGACGGTCATACAGTTTTCCGCCCGGTGCTCCTTGACGTTGTACCCCCGGGCTGCAAGCTGCTGCTTGAGCGTGCCCAGCACGTTGCGCCGGAAGCTGGCGATGGTCTTGCCACACATGGCAAACTGCTGGCTGCTGAAGCAGGTCATAGCCCACTGGACGAAAGAGAAGCTCATGGCAAAGGTCTTGCCCGAGCGGATAGCGCCATCGGCAATGATGCCGTTGTAACCGCTGTATGCGCTCTGCGGTGCCCACCAGCTCAAGACCTGCTTTTGCCGCTGGCTGAGGGCTTTCCAACGAAAACCGTTACTTTTCCGCATGGTCGTCTTCTTCCTCCGGCAGCATCTCCACGTCATCCGGCGGGCTGATGTCAGCGGCAGCGCTCAGAGCCTCAAGCAGGCCATCGTCCGGGGCTTCTATGCCGCTCTGGTCTCCCAGCATAGCGAACTTGTCCACGATGGTCCCAAACGCCGTGGACAGCTGCGGCAGCGTTGCCTCTGCGATCTTGTCCTTGTCTGCCATCGCCTGAAGGTACAGTCCAAGAAGATCCTGTGCTTCACCGCGCTTGCTGCCTAAGTAAGAAAGCATGTCCAGCGTGTTCTGCTCTTTTTTTAAGGCGCACAAATCCGCGCACTTGGGATTATCTTTCACGATTTTCCGCACAGTGCTTTCTGCCACGTCGTTCAGTTTGGCGGTTCTGGCGTAGCTCTGCAGCTGCACATAGTCAGCAATGATCTTCTTTTTTTGTCTGTCTGTCAGCCGCTTCGCGCTCACCGCCACCACCTCTCATGTTAAATGAATTTTTGTACTGTTCAACAAACCGCTCTTGCACAAACAGCTTTTCAATATCGGACCCGCCTTTATTGCCAGTGCCCATAGATGATTGCTTCTTTGTGCTTGCAACTTCTACGCACACACTTGGTGCTTCATACTCGCTGATAACAACCATGAACGGAACTTCGGAAAGCCACTTTTCAAACGATTCATGGTCAAAATCGCATTTGTAACCCGTACAATTCGTCCGTTTATAGGGGGGGTCTGCGTACACAACTGCATTTGACGGAATTTGTACGTCCCTGTAATCCATTTGTAGGCGTTCAAGATTTTGTAGGCGTTCAAGATTTTGTAGGCGTTCAAGATTTTCTAGCCTTGCAAGGTGTTCTAAATCATAGAGCCTTTTATGTTTCACTCGACTTCCAAGCCACTGTGAATAAAGCCTTTTGTATTCCTTGTTATTCGACTTAATATCTTTTGAGCCGCCGTCCGAGTCTATTCCGAACTCTCGCAAAAGGGACGTATCGCCAAACACTCTTGCGTAATGCAAAGCCTTTTTCCACGGCTCAATCTCTTTTGAATAGAGATAATCCCTGCGGTTGTTGCCGAAGCTCCAACAGAGCGAAACATAAGGGTCAGAATCCTTCAGTCTATAAAAATCTTCACGGCTAATCCAACGCTTTTCGTTGGCATACTTGCCGTGAAAAGCGTCCATGAACAGCTGCGGCGCATCACCGATGTCATTTGCAACGATGTGATTCCATTTGCCAGACAGTAACGCAGCGTGTGTGACTGCGCAGCCGCCAGCAAACAGGTCAACCAGCGTGTCACCAGCAGGTAGATTGGAGATAACCCACTGTGCGATTTTGTTCTTACTGCCACGATACGGCACACCATATCTCACGGTAGGCTTCTCCTTTCTTGCAAAAGAAAAACCGCCCGGAAATCCGAACAGTCAAAATATCGAATGTGCCGCTTGCAGGGCTCGAACCTGCACACGTCCGGCTATGAGCCGGATGCTCTGGCCGACTGAGCTAAAGCGGCATAAGAAAAACCAGCTTTGCTGCATGGAGCTCATCATGCAAAAAGCTGGTTTTTAATTGTATTGTATCAGAAGCGGTTAATCCGCACGGATAGCAGGCCGTGCTCCTTGGATACAGCCACGGCCTCCGATCTCTGCCCGAGGCTCGCGTTTTGTGTGGTCTGCACGGAAACCGAAACGCCGCGCATAGCGCACAAAGTGGCTTTCTTTGTTGCTGATCGGTAAGGCCGAGAGGATAAGGCCAGCGCCGAGACGCGTCAAAAACTTTGCCATGTCGCAAATCAGTTCTTTCAAGCGCTCAAACATTTGTATGCCTCCTCTCCAAAAGTGTCCACAGTGGACACTCTAAAATCACGCTAGCCGCCAGCTGGATTTGAACCAGCACCCACGGAATGGATGTGCACAGTGGTTGGCTGTGCAGTGATGTTCCCGTGGTGTCACCAACGTTGTCCCGCCTTAAATGGGCGGCGCTCTGCCATTTGAGCTATGACGGCATATAAGCAGCGCCCGTGCATTCAGTTCGTTGGACATGCGTCAAACGGTGGGCGCTGCTGCATCCGGAACTTTCGCGGCCGGATGCCCCGCTATTGCGCGGCCCCCTCTAGGGTGCGCAAATGGCGCAGCAGGATGGACTCGGACCATCAACCTGCGGTTTTGGAGACCGCTGCTCTACCGTTGAGCCACTGCTGCATGTGGCCGCCCTTGGAATCGAACCAGCCGTGTCTACACACACGCGCCGCGCTCCAAACTGCGCTCAGGCGGTCATATAAAAACAGCTCCGGTTCGCCGCCGGGGCTGTTGGTTGGCGCACATCCTGTCAGGAAAGCTACACCTTGGCAAGGATTCTAAGGCCTTTTCTCGGCACGGGAGGTTGCACGTGCGGCCTTGCGGGTTGTCTAGTCCATGCGCCATACGGTGCGATACGGCGGAATCGAACCGCCTCCTGTCTCTCATGAGCGGCAGGCTGCCTTTGTTTCAGTGTATCGCATAGAAGCAGCCTGCGAAACGGCGAAGGAGAACAGGAAAGCATGAAAACCTGTCACAAGGAAGGGACCGTTCTGGAGGCTGTGTGCATCGGTTTGCCTTTTGGCTTTTCCGATGATACAATTTTACACCATGCGATAGTGAAACCGCAATGTAATGACAGTGCAATGTTTTTAAAGGCTCAGCTCTTCCATTGCTTTGCGCCGCAAGACATAGACCATGCGCAAAGAGTAATTCATATCTTTTGCGACCCTGTCCCACGTGAGGCAATCGAGATAGTACTTGTACAGCACCGTGTATGCTTTCTCGTTCTGGATCCGGGCGAGCGCGTTTCTGATCTCGAGGAACAGCCTGTCGCAGACCGCTCTTTGCTCATAAGCGCGGCGCTCCGCTTCCTCCTCGCGTTCCACCGCCCGGGCAAGGCTCTGGCCATCTTTGCTGCCGCCGGGGACCGCACTGAGGCTCTTGGTGATGTGCCGGGTGGCCTCCTGCGCTTCGGCCAGACGGTCAGACAGCAAGTAGTATCTTTTCTCTGCTTCGCGGTAGCGGTTTAGCCACGCCTTAACGGTGCGGTAATCGGTTCCGTCCTGCTTCTGGGCGTCAGTGTCAGGCATCCATGTGCGGGTCATTGTTTTCCCCCTTCTCCTGTCTTGCTCTGCGATTAAAATACTTCACCGGCGAAGCACCACGTTCATCGCAGTCTTTGTTGTTAAAGCTTACGAGTGCGCCGCAGCCATTGTAATTGGAGCAGGCAATCATCGTCAGTCCGGTGATAGATTCAATTTCATCTGCTCGTGCTCCACAGAACGGGCACGGTTTGCATTTTGTTGTGATATGTGCCTTCAAAGATCATTCCTCCATTTCTTCGATCTCAATTTCCACCCTGGGTTTCTTCCGGTCAAGCTCCACCCGGCTGCCATCGTGGGCGGCGACGATCTTGCTGTTGTCGTCCTCCAGCACGCGGGCTTTTACCAGAATGTCCGTGGTCGCCTCGATGAGGTTTGCCAGATCGACCCGGCGGGCGGTTTTCATGTAGTACACGCACCTCACGTTCACACGGGCAGAGATAGGGCTGCGCGGCCTTTTGATTTGCCGCAGGCAGTCCGTCTCATAATCCACATAGGCCATGCTAGGGGCCACAAAGCGCCCACCTGAGCGGCTTTTGAGGATGCGGGCGGAGTTTTTCTTGGTGCGTGGGTCGCCGTAGAGGGTCAGTTTCATCTGCCGTCCTCCACATAGCACCAGCTCTGGGGCGGGCGTTCGATTCCGAATGCTTCTCCCCGGCAAATCAGCTTTTCTGCGTCCCATCTGCGGCAGGTGCAGCAGTCTCCGCGATGCGTACAGGGCTGTATCGCCCAGAAATCTTTAAGCTTTACTGGCTTTTTGTAGAGTTTGAAGTTTGAAATATGCCAGCCATACAAGTCTTTCAAATCTGCATAACTCATCCCGGACTTCCATCCGGCATAGTCTTTGACTTGCGGTACTGTGAGACAGCTTCCAGAAATTGCAGACTCGATATCTTCTTTGACGATACAGTATTCAGGGCCAATGCGTCGGATGTCGTCGCAAATGAACTCTCCAATAACCGCCTGAGTTTTACCGCGAACGCTGTCCGGAAGTAGCTTATTGAACTTTATGAACACAGGCTTTCCGTGACGGATTTCGCCGTCCATCGTTTCTTCGCCATCCTTGAAAATGGTGATGAGTTGCTGCGGAGCTTTTGTGCAGTAGATGTACACCTTGAACGGCGTTTCCAGCTTCGGGCGGGTCTTACGCACCTCAAGGGTCTTTTGCCCCCGAATGATGAGGTCGCACCATTCAGGCCGGATGCTCAAGAGAATAGCTTTCATCAAGTATTACCCCCATTGTTCGGGCATGGCCTTTGCAACGCCCGGAAAAGTCTTTGCGCGGAACGCCTTGCATACTTCCTGCGATTCCTCGCAAGCGATCAGTACCTTCATCGCTTTCTTCCTCCCATCCATCCTTCTTTGTCGAAATCGTTGCGGCTGATCCGCTCCGCCGCGTGGTGCGCGTTGGTGTAGATGCGCTGCGCTTTCAGCTGACGCTTGTACTCGGCGTACTTCGGGCAGCTGTCGTGGCAGATCGGGTGCCGGTCGGGGCAGTCTTTGCAGGGTTCAAGTTTTACCGTAGGTCTGCACCTCCTGATTTTCTTTTCCGAGCTCCTTCCTTGTCAGTTCACTCGCCCGCAGCCTTGCCGCTTCACGGGGGGCAGTGTTGATATCGGCCTGTGCCTGCTTCAAAAACTCGGCACGGCGGTATGTAAGGTCTGGAATTTCAGCCAGCTCTGCAAGCCCTCCAACGCTTCCGGCATATGATTTTGCCGCCGGGGGGAGTTGGTCATACAGGGCTTGCAGCTCTTTCTGTCCGTCACTACGCAGCAGCCCGCCCTTTTCGTCAATGCCGGTCACCATCGGGAACTTGCGCCAGCTCAAAAATGTCTGTGCCTTGCGTGCCGCTACAGCCAGAGCTTCCCATTCAGCGGACGGGTCAAGACACTGGGAAAGCTGCTTGAAGATGTCGGCCACCGTGACCGGATAAACGCATACCCGGTTCGCCGCCAGAAAAGCCCGCTTGACAGTATCGCCGTCATAGTCGCCAAACTGATACGTCCACACATCGATGGTGGTCTGCATCTCCTCATCGGTCAGAGGCTTTGAACCCAGCTTGTACAGCACAAAATTCATGCGGATCAGCTTTGCCACGTCTTCCCGCGTCATGTCTCAAAACCCCTTTCTCTGTCCATCTTCGCCAGCACCCGGGCAAGCTGGTCGTCTACGGTCTCGGTTGGCTTTCGGTTATATCCAGATGCTTGGTCTCTGTCTCTGGATATCCAGCCCGATGCGGCAGCCTTCCACTTTTTCATCGGGTTCTTTCCCACACGCCACCCGTTGGATTCGTAGTAAGAAAAAAAACGTTCGGCCTGGGCACCAGTTCCGCCTTTTTCGGTAAAGTACGCTTTGACCTCTGCCATGTCAGGTGGATGAAATCTGGCTGTTTTTGTCTCCAGCGTGGGCGTCGGCGCGTCGGCGCCTTTCTTTATATCCCCGTTAGGGGATATTTCTTTATAAACAGATTCAGACTCAGACTCAGATACAGATAAGCTATTTTTGCTATTGGCAAAATGGCATTTGCTATTTTTGCTATTGGCATCAATAGCTTTGCCATCAGATTTCCAACGCTTTTCCGCGCCTTTTCTTCCAGCTTGCTGCCGCGCTTCGGATGTGCTGGAATACTTTTGTACGTTCATTTCGTCAAATGCTTTTACAGTTTTCCACATCATCCGCATGGAGCGATCCGTAAAATCCGGTTCTGTTCCGTTCTCGACGTAAGCCGCATACGCACGGATAAACTGTCCAAACTCTTCATCTGTCAGTTCTTCCATCGTGTGAACGTGCTCCAAAAGCAAAATAAAGCTGGTTCGTCTTTTTTCCGGCATACTCCACCTCCTTTCTCGTTTTTGCACGCCCGTATAGCCAGATAGCACAGCTTGCAAGATCAGAACGGAAGGTCTTCGGCATCATCGTTGATGGGGTCATACTCAGCAGAAGGGGCCGCTTCCGGAGCGCTGGTGCTGTGCGGCGCATAGTCTGCAAGGCTTTCGCCTGGGTACATCTGCGCACCCTGCAGATCTGCCGGGTTTGCTGCCGGTTCTGCAGGTTCCGGCGGAGGGCCGGGCTGTGCCATCAGATCAATCATCTGTTGCAGCCAGCGGAACGTTACCAGCCCGCCGGGCTGAACATCATCCGCGTCCACGTCGTAGTAGGCCTTGCCGTTATACTCCCGCTCTTTCAGCTTCTGGGCAAAAACCGTGACCTGATCGCCTTTCTGCAGCATGCCGTCCCACTGGTCGATGCCGTGCCAGAGGTTCACGCCCACAAAAAAGCTCTGCCATTTGCCGGATTCATCCTGTGTGCGGCTGGCTTTCAGGTCAAACTTCAGCACCCGCTTCTGCCCGGCATCCCGGAGCACCGGGTCTTTGGCAATCTCGCCGTGCAGCATGATGCCGTTCTTGGTCTGGACGATCATGCATCATCACCGCCAAACGGATCATCGGCGGGCGGCTCTTCCGCAGGCGCTTCCGGAGCGGGGATCAGCGTGCCTGCCGTCTTGCGGGGGCGCTTGGTGCCTGCGTAGGGGTCCAGGACGGGCAGGTCTTCCGGGTCCACCTCGCGGGCGGTGCCTTCGGCATCCACATGGACAGAAACCTCGCTCTCATCGTAAAGCGCGCCAAATGTGGACGGGAAGGCCTCGCGCAGGGCGTGCACCAGCGCCACCTTGCGGATCATGGTAGCCTTCTTGCCGTTCCAAAGGGATTTCCCGGTGTCGTACTCGCTGAGCTTTACTTCCTCGTAGCTGGCGCGGGTGCGGTCCTTGCGGTAGACTTTGGCCCAGCCGCCGAGAAGGGTCTCGCCGCCGCCCCCGTCGTAGACAATGGAGCCCTCGCGGTTCAGTAACTGACCGTCAGCTGTCAGCACGATGACACCCGCTTCAAAGCCGTCAAATGACGGGTGACGTTCGGCCATCTGCATATAGCAGTTCTTGCCCAGCACGATGGTACTTGCGGTGTCCTCGTTTTTGTTGTCGTAGTGGATCAGGTAAGCTTCTTTGGTGAAGGGGTTTAAGTGATACTGCTTGCAGGTCTCCAGAAAAATCTTGCATTCTGCGTCGGTAGCCTTGGGGCAGATAAAGTTGCGCACGTCTCCAAAACTCACGGTGAAGTGCTGACCGTCGGCACCGGTGATCTCCACCGGCACGGACGGGGACGCAGCCTGCAGGGCCGTGCTGCCTGCACGGCTTGCGCTCTGCAAGGAACGGTTTGCCACAGTCTGGGCGTTGGGAACGGACAAAGTGGGCGCAGCCGCGCCGGGTCGAGTGAGTGCCATAAGTAAATACCTCCAAAATTATTTGATAGAGCCATAACGGAACCCGCGCTCGGCGGCTCCCTGCTTGAACCATGCGATGTCTTCCGGGGTGAACTCCACCCAGAAGCTATATCTCTTGCGGGCAGGGGGTTCCGGCTGTGCAGGTGCTGCAAAGCGCTGAAGCATGCCAAAATCCAATCTTCCATCCGGCGTGATGGCTGCATTGGCCTGCGCCGTCTGAGCCGCTTCTGCGGCGATCTGGCGTTCTTCATCGGTCGGGGGGATAATGACCGGGGCGGCGGCCTGCGCGCGCTCTGTGGCCTTCCGTTCGGCCTCTGCGCGGCGCTGTGCATCCCGGGCATTCTGGCGGCGGCTGTGCTCCACAAGGGCGGCGTTCAGATTCAGCTCACGCAGATACTCCGTGGTGCAGGCTTCGGCATCCTCGCCGCAGGTCTCCCGGATCAGCCGCAGTTCTTCCCGCCGGGTCTCCACGCTCTTGCGCAGCTCCCGGCTGGCCTTTGCCAGGTCATAGGTTTTATTGAGCCACTGGGGCACCAGCAGGCGGTCAAAGGGGATAAGCTCCCGCAGCTCGCCGATGCAGTCGGCATAAACAGCCCGCAGCGCATCCTGCTTGTCCTGCCGCTCCGCTTCTTCCACCGCCTTCACCTGCTGGTCAATGGCCCCGGAGACGGCCTTGCACTGGGCCTGCATCTGCTTGGTGCTCTGCAAAAACTCCTCCAGAGGCTTCATATAAAAGGTCTTTGCGCTGCGGGCGGCATCGCTGAGCTGCTTGTCCAGCTTGTTCACGGAGGCGCGGTCGGCCTTAGCGTCCTTGATGGTCTCCGGGGTGTAGACCCGGCCGGTGTAGGCGGCCAGCATTTCGGTCAGGTTCTGCCGGACCTCATCTTCATTCCACCGGATCGCGGGCAGTTCCGGGTGCTCGACACGGACAGTCAGTTCTTCTTGCATAATTATTCACCACCTCTGATAAACTCTCTCACCATCGTTGTTATATACGATGTAGGTATTGCGGGGATAACCTTGCGCGTGTTCCTTTTCGGACAGCGCATCCGCCTGTCTGACAAGCTCTCCAACTGTCTGCGCAGAGTGTCTCTCTAAAAGTTTCGGCGGGTTTTCAAGCCCGTCATAGATCTGCATAAGCGCCACTTGTAAAACCTCCTGTTTTGTGTTATTTTTATGGTGATGGGCGGCGAACTCATCACCCTTTGGGCTTGTTCGTGTTGGAGCACGGGCGGGCTCTTCTTTTTTTGCGTCATACACGGTGTACCAAATGACATGGTAGAAAGTGTCAGGCATACGTGATCTCCCCGGACTCCTCTTGCAGCATCTCCCGCACGTTGTCCATTTCTTCGGCGCACATCTCCCAGACGTTTGCCCGTGCGGAGTATCCGGCCCGGACAACAATGTCGTCTGAGGCTTCGGCTTCTCGCCTGCAGCGCTCTGCAAGCCTCGTGTAGGATTTGACTTTGCCCTCAACGTACTCTTTGGCCGTCATCATGCCCCACGCTCCTGATTCTCCGGGTATTCCGGGTTGCGGGCGTGGGTGCGGTTGATCTTGCCGTACTTGCGCCGCTTTGCGGCTCTCTCCCTGTCCTCTGCGGCAAAGCCCAGACGAGCCAGCAGAACAGCGGCCAAAATCAGCACCAGCGACACCGCAAACAGCGTGCCGGAGATGTATCCGGTGGTCTGCGCGGTGCCCTCTGCGCCCATAGCTGCACCCATTCCAACGCCGCCAAAAATGACGGCTAACCAGTAGTAAGTAGTAGATTTGAGTTTCATTCTTTCGGGTCCTCCTTTGTGTAAACCTTTTCGAGCTTGTAAAAGTCCTTCACCCACGCCATAAATCCGGCGCGGGAGATCAGCGGAGCGGCACTCTTGGTGTCAATAGATGGCACCGCCCATGCCGGGAAGCTGCCTGCCTGAATCATACCGGTAAAGATCGGCTCGCTCACCGAAATGTTGTTATCCCGCATGATCTGGCAGCACTCTGCGATTCCCATGCTCGGCTTCATCTATGCACGCCTCCTTTTTTTCTCTCAGCTGTCGCTTCAGCTGGATGTGCTCCAGCCGTTCCGGCTGCCTTGCGTCCCAACGCTGCTCAAGCCAGCGCTTGTTGTAATGCTTCTTCACGGCTTACACTCCACAAACTCGCCATTTTTGAGTGTGTACCAGACATTTTCCTTGATAACGGAGCCATCGACTTTTGCCATTTTTGCCAGCAGCATATTGCCGTCATCGTCATACTCGGTCAGGACGAGATAGCAGCCCCTCGCGCCGCGTGCCTTGCTCCTGCACCCGTTGGCAACGGCAATACTGTCTTTGCCATCGGCTTTTGCTCTGCAGAATGAGCCGG